CGGGTCAGCCGGTCCCAGAACGCCAATAGTGACCTCCACCGGCGTTCGGGCTTGCGCCTCGGACACTGCACCGGATCGGGCCACTGTCATCGACGATACCACGACCGGCCAGACCGCGTCAATCTGCCTCGTTGCGGGTCTTGCACCGGGAGCAGACAATCACCGTGCCGGGAGCGGCCTTCTCGGCGAGAAGTTTGCCGCAGCCCTGGCACCTGAGTTCCTTGGACTCAGTCATCGGTGCCATACCACTCCGTATCAGGGTGTTTAGATTCCGCGCCCCATCGGTTTCGGGCGATGCCGTGTCTCGTCTGAAAGTCTGCCGTCGGGACAGCGTCCTTGAGGCACTTCCAATGCATGTTCACCAACCTATTATGGCACCACGGGCAGACCTTGCACTCCTCCGCTACCATACCCCGACCCCTGCCGCGCCTGTGCGCCCATATACCGCCAGGGCCAGGGCCATCACGCAGTCGTCGTGCATACCGTCCGGGGCCGAGTACCTGACGCCCGTCCTGGTGTACTCGTAGGCGAAGACGTCAAGCTCGGAGACGATCACGCCCTGCGGATACCTCACCTCTCCGGTCTGGATCGCCATTGCCAATCCCTCCATTAACTTCTGCTTCGATGACGAGGAGAAGTGATAACCCTCCACGTTCGATAGCTCCCGCTGGAGCCGTTCGACGATAGGATCACCGACCCCGGTGGAGTCCACGATGGCCGGCGTCGCGCCGATCTCCTGGGCTAGCCGTCGCACGGTCTCCTCCCAGGGCCACTGGTATCGGTCGAACCGGCAGACGGCCCCGGTATCGTCGAGGCCAACGACGACCGTCCAGTCAACGGACTTCGCCAAGTCCACCCCGTAGACGACCGGAGGATCGCCGGAGACGTCCCCGATGCAGGATCGGATAGCCTCTTGCCCAAACGGGTTCCCGCCATCGTCTGACGGTTCAGCGAAGTACAACTCGCGGAACACGTTCTCAGGTAGTTGCCGCTGGGCCTGGGCGATCTCCTCCGACGCTATGATCCCCGCGTCGATGGCGTCCGAGGCCGTGAGCTTGGCATACGTCCACCCCGGCTCCCCTCCCTCCGCCCGACGCGCCAGGGCGTACGCCCAGTTCCTCCGCCCCTTGACGTTGCCGATGATCCGCACCGGGCCACGGGTCGCGGTCAGGGTCGACCGGATCGCGTGCCACGCCTCCTCCCTCATCCGCGTCGCCTCGTCCAGCACGGCAGCGTAAACGTCCTCCCCGTATAGAGTATCCGGCTTCTCCGCAGACTTGAACCATATAGTCGTCCCGTTCACTACCGTGATCGTTAATTCGGACTCGTTGGCCGTGTACAGGGTGTCCGGCAGGCCGCGCTTGAGCCGCCGGAACGCCACCTTCGCCTGAGAATAGACCGGGCTGATCCACCAGTACGCCTGGCCCCGCAGCCCGCCCATAGCCTGCTCTAGTATCCAGGCGATACAGGCGACCGTCTTGCCGCATTTCGTCGACCCCTCGATGATCCCGTAGCGGTCAGGGCAGAAGATCGCCGCCTGTTGCTTCGGGTAGAGGCTGGGCCTCCGGTACGTCACCGTCGGGGCCGTCGCCGTTGAGGTAGTTGCCACTAGCTGCCTCGATGCTGAATGTGACCTCGCCCTGGGTCAGGTTGATCGCCCGTTGGTCGATGGTGATCAGCGGCTCCTTCGGAATCACGCCGTTGATCTCGCTGATCCGATGCATGATCGACATGACCATCTTGGTCGCGGCCTCGTCACCGGCTAGAGCCTGGGGCCACCACCGGGCCAGGAGGGTCGTGTACCGTTCCATCTGGAGGCCGCGTATCTGGTCGGCCATGCCGGAATACTTCTCGGCCAGATCGTTCAGCACCCGCTTGATCGAGCGGTGAACCTGGGCCTTGTCCACGCCCAGCGTCTCCCCGATCTGCTTCTCGGTCGCCCCGCCCTTGTAAAGCTCCAGCATCTGATACCGGCGAAGCTCCCATTCGGCCCGCTTCTGGGGCGTCGGGTAGAGTCCCGGTTGCTTACGCCTCGGCATGGACTACCTGCATTCTCGTCGTAGACTCAACGGGATGATGCGGGTATCCAATCGCGAGAAACTTGAAAGGCTGGGTATATCGGGGCGACGTTTTGACGCCGTGAGGAAACTCCGCAGGGATAAACACAGAATCCCCGACGTCAACGGCATAGTCTACGCCCTCGATATGCACCCGTCCTTCGCCTTCCAATATGTATAGAATGTGGCTCCCTTCGTGAGTATGCAAAGGGAATTCGCTTGTGGGTTCCATCTCGATTACATCCAGGCCCATATCCGCGCCGTCGGCAAGGATACCCTTTGCGCCTTCGCCGCCATGTATGCCCTCTAGCAAGACGCCTGAGTCGTCATACATACACCCTGGTTTGACGCTTTCGGCCTTCGCTATATACTCATTCATGTTTACTCCTCAAAGCCCGACGTTCATTCTGGCTGGTTAGCCTCGTAAATGGCGCGGTCGCCAGTTATCCACCCTTTATTGAAGTCGTCACCGGAACCCCTACCGGGCATCCCGCTAGTGTCGTATAGGCGTTCGACTTCCTCCCTGTCCATGCCTAGCTTCTGCTTGACTTGTGCATCGGACAGGCCGTGTTCGTCCTTTAAGCTGGTCACAATGTCTGCCATAGGAACGATTGTATGCTGGCCTCTGGCGCGGTTGTGACGTATAGTCGAAGCCATCTGGTCAGCCATCTCCAGCGTGGGCCGTAACCGGACTACGGGAACGAGTCCGTCGGTAAGCGCAGCTATGTCTCGGTCTCCCGCTATAGTCCAGCGGTGGAACCCGTCCACAATTTCGCCATCCTCCCTGGCGACAATTGGCTGAGTCCATCCGTCCGCCATGATCGACAGCTTGAGTAACTTCAACTCGGGACGGGCCACATGGTTTGGGTTGTACCCGTTAGCCGTTAATGTGTCCCTGGCAACCCACTCAACAGAATCAATCGGCTGCTTCATTGCTTTAGCCTTTCGCTTCGGGAGTTTGGGACTTCACCTTCATCCGAGGATCAGTGCGGCTTTTCAGATCGCCCTGCCTAGCGGTCTTCAAAAGCAGCGTCCAAGAAACGCCCGTCTTCGGATGCGCGACGACTTCCGGTATAGGATCGCTCGAATCGCGGAAGTGTATATCAATGAAGCCCCGTATCCTCCGCGCTGCCCATGTTTGAATATTGGGAGGATGCTTGGCTAAGTAGTATTCTATTCCTTGCTCCCAACCCATCCCTCGCGGCGGTCTCGACTGCGCCCCAGACCCGTAGACTTGTGTCCCGGCATACCTTGCAGCGGTTGCAGCACCGTCGACCCGTTCGCCCATTTTGTCCCATAGCTCCGGCCAGCACTGCGCCCACATCCACAACCCCATCATAGGCTGCTCACCGAACGGCGGCGCAACCCGTTGCGACGCGGGCTTGATTCCTGCCTTGTCCATCAGATCATAGCTTCTGTTGTAGTCCCAGCCGTGCATTCTCGGCGCAGTCCATACGTCAGCCGTTCGCCAGTCATATATAGGCTTGGCATAGCTCACTACCGGGTTAGATGTCCCGTTGATATAGTTATCCTGGCGACGGTGGGAAACACCGCGTCTCCGTATAAGGCTCTCTTCTGCGCGAATACCCATACTGAAAGCTACTGTGCCGTTATATCTGTCAGCGAGATACCCTGGCGAATGGTCGCCGATAGGGGCGCGTCTGAACCCCTTCGTCGTGGTTATTGCCTCTGGAGGCATCTCGCGAACCCACAATGCCTTCGCTTCTGGTGCCCACGGATACCAGTAGGGCTGGCGTGTAGAGCAAGCGTTCCGATGCATCACGGGAAGAGCCAGCCAGACCATATTAACGTCTTCCTTGGCCGCGACCCTCCGTACATAGTCTATCGTTTCGGGAGTACATACCTCCTCATCGTAGAACACTACGTCTAAGGGCAAAGCATCGCGCTCTCTGGCTACTTCTAAAGTTATGTTTAAGACGGCGGTGCTGTCCTTCCCGCCTGAGAACGCTACAGCTACGTTGTCGTAGAGGTCATAGATTCGATGAGTCCGTTCTATACTTAAATCCCAGACACTTTTGTCTGAACGAACGGCTGTACGGGTCTTCCTACGCTTATATCTGACAGGCATTGCAAACAACCACTAACGCGTCCGTCGTTGTTTCGACTTCATTGCTTGAGGCCTTCACGCTGTTAACCGCCCGCATAATCTGTGTACGCTGTTCTGCGGTCATCAGAATAGTGAATCGGATCAAGCCGTCTTCGTCCGGCTCCACGTTGTCCTCCGGGTCGAATTGAGGGAACGGCAAGCCTTCCTCGTCAGCCCCAAGCGCGTCGACTAGGAAGCCGAGGTCGGGGCCGTCATTCGCCAGGGTCTGGAGGAGGGCGTTGACCCTGGCGTTGTCCGTCGACACCGTCGACAGCAACTCCGTCAGCCGCTCCTCGTCCCGCCCCGCCATCGCCGCCAACGGGTCGAGGGTCGCCAGCATCAGGTCGGCCTCGGCCTCGTCGATGTCCAGCACCAGCACCGGGACGTCGGAGTCCGGCGTGGTCTCGGCCCGCAGATGCCCGTCCACCAGCATCAGCCCCTCGGGCGTCTCGCGGGCGATCAGGGCGTCAGCGTACCCGACCTCGGCTAACACGCCTCTAAGGGCGTCCTGCTGCGCCACAGGGTGGGTGCGCCAGTTCTTCGGGTTCGGTATAAGCTCCGACGCTGGGACTCGTCTCAGTTCCTTTATCCGGTCTCTAATCTGCATCGCTCTCCTCCAGACTCCGACAATCACGGCAGAGAATATCCGGGCAGCTATAGCCGTTAGCCATTGGCCCTATCCAATCGCCACATATATCATCTACAGGGTCGAGTCCTCCGGCCCCGCACTCGTCACATTGCACAATTTCACGTATCTGCATGGTTGCGCCTCCTATTCACTGACCGGCGTTACGGTGACCGCGACCTTGCTCTCGGCCCTTGTCTTGACCCGTTCCGCGGTCATAGTGTAATCGATGACGTGGCCGGGGTCATCATCTGGCATGGCCCCACTATCGACCAGCCCGTCAATGACCGGGCCGCACAGCGTCGCGAGGCCGTCCCAGTCATACGCCTTGCCGCAATAGTATTGTCGCACCGATACCCTGCACCGGTCAGGCGTGACCCACCCGTCCTCAGCCTCGATCAACCCCAGGACATAGGCGTCCTCCCGTGCTTGTCGAACCAGAGGCTGCGTCTCACGCCAGTGCGCTCGCCGCAACCCGTTCTTGGATAACCTTTTATCCGGTTGGAACTCTATTGTTAACGATTCCATTCTCACCTCTCTGTTAACTTCTGTTAACTCTTCTACTCCTCCTCCGGCCCTCCAGGCCGGGAGGAGTAGGTTAACTCTTATTCTTAGTTCTTAAGAGTTCTTAAGAGTTCTTAAGAACCGTTAACACATCAGCCTGTAACGGGTCTTACCCGCCGGGGTGGTGTCTTTGCCTAGCTCCCACCCGTTTCGGCCCTGTTTCGTAGCTAGCGTGTTAATCCTTAACACGTCCGA